TACCCATCTGTGACACATTCAGTGGCATAATCAGTCATATCGTCGTGACCTTCTTCTGTATCCAAATCAACTAACATAGGTGTTTCAAGAATATCAATATTATCTAAATCTTTTACCTTCTCCCTCACGCCGTCTAAAAACATACATCTATCTTCTTGTACTTGTGACCACTTGCCTGCTTGAAAATCTACATAAGGAATATAATCAAATACGTTGTACACACAATCTTCTGTTTGCACATTTTGCTTACGCTGTGCTTGACGCATTAAACTTTGGAAGTCCTCGCTCATTATTTCACCGTCAAGCACAATGGGGTCGTACATGTATGGTAATGCAGTGTAAAACACATCCCTGACTTTACGCAAACTACGTTCAATCGATTTAAAGTTCTCGAATAATTTACCATTCCTACTTCGTAATTCAATATGACTAGGATGTAGTATTGCTAATGTTCTAACACCATCAAGTTTCTTTTGTATGAACTTTTGTCCAACTAACTTCTTTTGGTGCTTTTTAGAATCAGTTGCTAACATACATTCAAATGTAGGTATTTCGTACTTAGTGCCTTTTAATATCTTATTGAATGTTTTTGCAGTAGCACCAACACGTAAGTCCTTTAATAACGTAGGACGTGCTAACTTATTCCAATTATCACTGTCGAACTCTTTACTTAATTCATGTACTTGCTGTATTGCTGTATTACCTGTAATCCGACGTGAACTTAAATCTTTAAGTAAGAATTGAAAGAAGTGCCAACTATTCTTTTTGTTAGTTAACCCCTCGGTTTCGGGTACTTGTTTTGTGTGAAATTTAGTAAATGGGTCGTACGCTTCTTGTGCATTTTCTAAGAAGATACATGCTTCTCTACTACCCAAAGTACACGCAGTATATGCTTCTCCGATTACTTCTTCTTTGTGTAAACGACTATTGCTTTCGTTTAGTTTATCTATCCATTGAAAAGGCATATTATCCGGCGAATACGTTTCCGCTACCTTGCGTTAATACAATACCACAACCGTACGGGTCGGTGATTCTTGCAACTTGTTTGTTGTTAACATATACTGAACTTGAGCCACTACTTAGTGCAGTAGCATGCGTTGGGCATCCTGCAGGAGGGGGGGCATACGGATGTGATGTATTAACATCACCTTGTCTGTGGGTTCGTATATTATTCGTGTACACATCACCCGACCCAACCGCCGCGGATGGAACCACACCACACTCATGAACTGATACTGTATCACCTACTCTGCTTACTTGTGTCATAACTATTATTTATTCAGTAAGAACTTGTTTAGTTTTCTCATTCTGCATCTCATCAATCGCTTGTTCGTAAGAGACTTTTATATGTTCTTCAACATGTGCAACTACTGCAATAGCAGATTTATTTAATTGCATTGGTTTTGACATATCACCAGCAATCATCCCAGGTAATGTATCAGGACCTTGTGCAGTTAATGTGATACTAAGAGGGTTCATGATATCAATACATGATTGATGTACATCATCTACATTAGCAATAAACTCTTCGCCACTAAGTAACTTAAAACTATATATATTTCCTTTGAATATTTGAATCATTTGCTTTCCATAATTTCATTAACCCGAGATACAATTAGTTCCTTTGGTATGGCATTCAATCCATCAAACCCACCTTCAACTAACAATGTCTTATTAACATACAATTGTGGAACTGTTCTATGACCCTCACCTACAACAAATGTCTTAGCATCGTCATCTTCATCAATCTTCACAACATTGCATTCAATATTGTACTCTTCCAATAAATCCTTTGCTTTTACGCAATATGGACATCCTTCTTTGCTATAAATTGTAATCATATTTTATTCTCCAATTTCCATCCTGCTGTTTTTCCATGTTTTGGTATAGCAGATTGTGTTTTTTGTATTTGTTTTTGTAATGTGGAGCAACTTAGGTTATTATCAATACAGAAGGTATTTAACTCGCCACCCCATAATTCAAATTTTTCACCATTTGGACTAGTCAATATATAACAATGACTACGTTTGTTGTTTTTTCCGGTGTGTTTCGCGTTTGCTTCCCCTATTAATCGTTTAGTAAGGTCAGAATGTGAACAATCGCGGTTGGCATGCGCCTTAATTACACTTTCACTTATTTTTTTCTTTGTTTCTTCTGTATGTGTATTTGGACCATATCCGCCACGTTCCTTTTGTAATTGTGCTCGATTGTCACGCTGTTTCCTTCCTTCATCTGCGCCATATATTTCTTCATACGTTTTGCCTTTGTGATTGGGTGGTCTGCGGTCAATACATACATTAGTTAAAATGCCATTATCGTCGTATCCTTTTCTCCCGTGTTTTTTTATTAGTGTCGATTCCATATCATATGCAAGGTTTTCATCAATTATATTTTCGGCAATGTATTCAATCAACGGCTCTGCTCCACTTCTTCTTATTGAAGCAATCTTATTTTCCTTATATTGATTTTTTGACGAAGAATGGTCGTACAAATGTGTTTGGGCACGGTTTCCTTGTCCCTTTCCTATATAAAATGGTAAATTTGTTCTTGGGTCAACTAATTGATATACGTAATACATAAACTCACTCTCTTGTTTAATGTATTTATCAAGAGAGTGAGAATAACAATTACTTATTGAATAATCGCTATTTTGTATTTTACTAATACCAAATATGATATGTTTTTTATAGAAGGGGTATGGGTTTATATCAATTAATTTATCTTTAACTGTTTCCCATACACTATGCCTAATTGCTTGTATAGTATTAAACCCTTCTAAAAAATAATACCCTACGACGCTATTTCCGCCATAAATCTCCACATGAGTGTTGGTATTATTATGGCAATTGTGCATATCATATGTCCAATCACTTTCCACATTTACGCCCATAATGTGATTGCAATTTAATTTTTTAGCAAATGACATTAACTCAGACGATATAGATGATGGGTCACACCACATTATAAAGAAAACCCCTTTAATGTATCGTCAGTAATGTCTTGCTTAACTCCGCCAATTATATAAGAAGTTATGGCGGTCTGCTGAGGCGCTACTTGTACTTCTGAACCTGAAATCCATTTTCCTGTCCACGGTAGTGGGTCTGAACCACCTTTAAATGGAGATACTAACCCAATCGCTTTCATACGCTTATTAGCAACGAACTCAACGTACTGACAAAGTAATTCTTCGTTCAGTCCAATGATAGAACCATCTTTGAACAAGTATTTAGCCCATTCCTTTTCCTGTTGTACTGCATCTAAGTACATAGCAGTTGCTTCTTCTTTTGTATCTTCTGCAATCTTTGCAAAGATTGGGTCGTCCTTTGGCATCATCTTAAGAACAGTTTGAGTAAATCCCAAATGCAAGTTCTCATCTCTACAAATTAACTTAATAATCTTAGCGTTACCTTCCATTGATTTAAGTTCTGCAAATGCCCAACTACAAGCAAACGATACGTAGAATCTAATTCCTTCAAGTACATTTACACTCAGCATTGCTAAGTAAATACGTTTCTTTAACTCGTACTCTGTGATTTCTACTTTCTTACCATTAACTGTGTGTGTGCCGTAGCCAAGTAACTGATAGTAATTGCTGTACTCAATTAAATTGTCGTAGTACTTACTTACATCAGCGCCACAGTCAATAATCTCTTGAATATCCATCATCTCATCGAATACAATACTTGGATTTGCGTAAATGTTACGAATGATATGTGTATAACTTCTGCTATGCACTGTTTCGTTGAATGACCACAGTGTAGTCCATGCTTCTAACTCAGGGATACTAATCAATGGCAAGAATCCTAAACTAGGACTTCTTCCTTGTACTGAATCTAATAAGATTTGACGTTTAAGGTTGGACGTGAATATATGCTTCTCATGTTCATCTAACCCTTTGAAGTCTTTAATGTCTTTGTTAAGTTCAACTTCTTCGGGTCTCCAAAAGAAACCCATTTGCTTATCAGTTAACTTATCGATTTTCTCGTACTTCAACGTTTCGTAGCGTTGAATACCCATTGTTCCATTTGGGTCTAAGAACATTGGACTATCTATGTGACTCTTTTTCTTATCAAAATTAATTACACTTCTACTCATTGTATTTCCTTATATAGTACAACTGTCGCAGTCCGCATCGTCTGTAACCTCAACTTCGCCTGCGCCGTCGTATGTTTGAAAATAGTACAATTGCTTTCCGCCGTATTTGTAAAATGTAATAATGTCTTCTAACATTTTACTCATTGGAATTTTTTCATCTTCGTACTGCGTAGGATTATAACTTGTATTGACGCTAATTCCTTGGTCAATGTACTTCTGCAAGACTGCCATTACTTTTAAGTATCCTGATGGACCTGGTTGGTCCCATAGTAATTCGTACTTGTTTTTTAAGTGTCTAAACTCAGGAACAACTTGTGACATTACACCATCTTTACTTTGTTTAATTGATACGTAACTTCTTGGTGGCTCAATGCCATTAGTTGCATTGCTAATTTGTGAACTAGTCTCACTTGGCATTAAAGCCATTAGTGTGGAGTTACGTATACCGTGCTTCTTGAGGTTTTTACGCAACCCGTTCCAATCCATTTTGTTCTTGTGTTTAATTACTTCGTCTACTTCCTTTTTGTACGTGTCAATTGGTAATATCCCGTCACTGTACTTAGTTTCGTTACTCAACGGACATGCGCCTTCTTCCTGTGCTAATTCATTACTTGCCTTAATTAAGTAGTAACTCCAATGCTGTGCCCAAGTGTCAACTAACTCCACTCCTTCTTTGTCATTGTAGCCAACACCATGTTTTGCTAAGAAGTACGCTAAGTTAATAATACCAACACCAAGTGGTCTACGGTTTTCAGTAGCAATTTGTGCCGCTTTAACAGGGTAATCTTGGTAACTTAATAACGAATCCAAACCACGTACTGCTAAGTTACATGCACGTTCCATATCCTCGGGTTTCTTAAATGCCCCCCAATTAATAGCAGACAATGAACACAGTGCAATCTCACCTTCCTCGTCATTAAAATCATTTAATGGTTTGGTAGGAAGGTCTATTTCCGAACAGAGATTTGACATCTTAATTGGGGCTAAATCAGGCTTAAATGAACCATGTTCATTAGCATGGTCTACATTCATTAAATACATTCTTCCAGTATCCTTGCGCTCTTGTATAAACGTACTAAACAAATCCATTGCCTTGACTTTAACTTTACGTATAGATGTTTTGCGCTCGTACATTTCGTACAACTTGCGGAATTTATCCTGGTCTGCATAGAATGCATCGTACAAGTCCGGAACATCATGTGGACTAAACAACGTAATATCGCCGCCCGTTAATAAACGCTCGTACATTAACTTGTTCATTTGTACGCCATAATCAAGTGTTCTAATACGTGTTTCTTCTGTTCCTTTGTTATTCTTAAGTACTAATAAGTCCTCTACCTCTAAGTGCCAAATTGGAAAATACAACGTTGCTGAATTATGTGCAAGAATTAAATTGGTGTCATTATTTCCTGCATAATAATTGTTGTCCTCGTCAATCGTAAAGTCGATAAAATTCTTCGAGTAATCACCTTGCTCTATATTATCAACTTGTTTATATCCTTCAGGAGTAATAATAGTATCCCCGATATTAATGTTGCCGGACTCAGTGTATTGCTCCTTACCATCGACGTAGTATGCCATTGGATGTGTGGTGGATGTACATATACTATATTCTCCTGCACTAATTTGGATTTGGTCATCAACATACGGCTCCATCGTTGCTAACACTTCGCGATATCTATCAATTTTATTCACAATATCACGGCATTTAACCAAATCGCATTTCTTAATTTCAGTAACTTTAACTCTTGCAGTCAAAAACATTTTTAATTTTCTCCTTTGTTAATTCAGATAAACACTCTTCATCCAATAATGTAGGATATGACAATAATTCATCTTTTTCAATTACACAGAACTGACCTTTAGATGTATTTTCAGCAGAGGTAATTAATTGCAAATTATTAAAAGATGCAATTTTAAATGGGTTAATTTTATGATAAAACCCACCGTAGATTGAATATTTGTGGTCAAGTGCATATCCATTTTTTCCATATTCTCTACCAAGTTTTTCTCCAGAATTATCAAGTTTATTAGAGTAGATAATCAATCCCAATCTTGTTATAAGTTTGCACATACGTGTATAAGAAGTAAAATTAGTATAATCCACTTTAAAAATACGGTTATCACCAAATCCTTTTTTAAGTGACCTATTAATTTTCCCTTCGAAAATGTTATCGTACTTGTCTAAAAATTTTTCTTCTCTGCCACTTATATTTTGCTTGTAATCATTCCATTTGTCCGCGCCAACTGTTTGTCCATATTTTTCTATCAATGTTAGTCTATTAGGTACTTTTCCTATTTGGATTTTGTACTTTTCCACTTCAGCGATTGCTTCGATTTCAGTAAACCCCTTGTGTATATAAAAATCAACCCTCGACGGATGCATTGTTGGTGTTTTTCTACTTTGGCGTTTTAATAATAGTTCATTTTCTGCATCAATAATGGTATAACCACGTGAAGTATAAAAATCAAGAGACCATGGTGAATTTTTACTCCGTTGTTGTTTTAAATATCTCTCAATCTTATCATATTGAACTCTTTCTTCTGGTGTTTTCAAATACACATCTAGCGACATTTTATTATGCGTCATTGTTAGATGTCTTCTCAATTGTGAAATTTCCGCTGAACATATTTTGCAAATATGTTTCACTTTCTTTGGATGGCACATAGGCTACTGTTTTAATTATATCAATTATATTTATCGAAATCCCATCCTTTATTATGATATCTTCACATGAATAATCAATCCCATTAACTGTAATTCCTACTATTTTTTCAACATATGAATCACGTTGCACACACCCACTTCTAACTCCGCCCTGTGAGCAAGATTTAACCGCTGTCGCAAAGTGTTTATAAAAAGGTATAACGCCTGTATGATAAGCATCGCCACTTCTAATAGGCGAGTTCAGTGCTCTAATTCTACCTGCACCTATACCAATGCCTGCCTTTTGACTTACGTACTTAACAATTGCACTTGTTGTCGCGTTAATCGAGTCTAAACTATCGTCTGTTTCGACTAGTACACAACTACTAAACTGTCGTTGTGGTGTACGCACACCTGCCATTACAGGAGTAGGTAAACTAATTTGGTGTGTGCTTATTGCATCATAATATTCTTTAATCCAATGCAAACGTGTTTTAGTGCCTTTCTTTGGATAATGTGCGAATAATGTTGCCGCAATCAATGCATAACATATCTGTGGTGTTTCAAATATTTCTTTGGTAATACGATTCTGTACTAGGTACTTGCCACGGAATTGTTCCATAGCAACATATGTAAAATCCTCATCGCGATGATGCTTAATGAAGTTATTAATGTAGTTCCATTCACCTTCAGTGTACTCATGTAATAACTCAGGGTCATAAAACCCATTGTTTACATTCTTTACCACTATTTCATATATATCACATGGTTTGAATTGTCTATAGACTTCTTTACGTAAACTGTAATTAATTAAACGACCTGCTACAAATTGATAGTTAGGGGTTTCTTCTGTGATTAAATCAGCAGCAGATTTGATTAACGTCTCTTGAATATCCTTGGTGCTGATACCATTATAAAATTGGATATGACTTTTTAATTCTACTTGACTAGCACTAACACCAGTAATCCCTTCAGTTGCCCAAAAGACAACTTTATGTAATTTTTCTAGGTCAAGGTTTTCTTTTTTTCCGGTTCTCTTTGTTACAGTAATAGCCATATTTTTATCTTATTTTA